CTTCAACAAAACGAAACGGACCTCACCTAGACAAGCCTTTCCATAACTGCCTTAACTTACCTGACACGTACCCCACGCCACCAAACGGTGCCATTCCGCAACTGCCTAGCTTGCTTTACGCAAAGATTTTGCTTGTTTTTGTATTGGCTTTTTAGCTGCTTTTAATGCTTTTTTAGTAGCACCGTAAAGAAGCTGCATAGCCATAAGCTGGTCTTCTATTCTAGTTATTTTTTCGCCTAGCTGTTCAAATATTTGAGCAGCTAACATGTTATCTGACATAGCATCAGGCACATGCACGAATTGTTTTGGACCATCTTCTGTTGTACGCACACTTATAAAAGCGTTAACCGTACGATCTTCAGTTGGTGTAATAGTTACTTTAGCCTTTACAATTAGTTTGTTGGCTTGATGAAGCCGCCACTTAGCAGCAGCTTCATCGTTATTCCAATCAAAGTAATCGTGCAAAGGACTTTTTTTGAATTTTGCAGCTTTTAAAACGTTTGCGGCTGTTAGTTCGCCGTACTTAGCTTGTATATTCAATAGCTCTTGCACTAAATCCATATTATGCTCCTACTTGGAATGTACCAAAGGTACCGTTCTTTTCTGGTCTCCATTCGCCTACGCCAACAGTTTGACCACCATGGTTTAACAGATTAGCTATTTGATCAATAGTTATTCTGTCTGCATCGTATCTGATGCTTAGATCTGCGGACCAGTCTTTGAATTCTGGTCTAAATCTTAGATCTTTACCTGTTTTAACATTTACAGGATCTTGTCTCATGACAGGCTTTTTACTCTTAAGTTGTACACATTCACCATCTGGTGCTGTAGGCAACACGAAGAATAAAGTTCTTGCGTCCGTCATTGCAAGTCCTATACCTTTACCCGCTCTGACTGCACACTGCTTGAATGCAGATGCTGGAAAGCCAAAAGAACCATTAGACTGTCCGTATGCGGACTTAATGAATTCTTTTTTAGGATCAATAGCCGTACGAGCTGCGTTGACTTTCGTCTTTTTACCAGCTCTTACATCTGCCATTTCCTGGATAACAGTTTCTTTCATCTTATTTTGAATAAGAGGAGTCAATCCTGTTACCTTTAAGTTCACCGTTTGAAAGTTCGGTGCGTTTATTACAATATTTTTATTAGCCATAATAACCTCCTATTGGTAGCTAAATGGGGACCGAAGTCCCCGGTTAGTTTACGCAGCTGAGAATACATTTTTAGTGTGTTCTTTAGTTGCGTTGTTGAGCTCAGTGGAAACACGTACAGATGAATCTGCATGTTGTTTGAAGTTCCACTCAGCAAGTCTTTGTTGTCGTCTTTCAATCTCGTTTTGAACACGAGCATCTTTGAGACCAAGATCTTGAAGACCAAAGTTCTCACCGACCAGTCCGACAACTGCGGAAAGCATACGTGCTTTACGACCGAGACCAAACATCTTGTCTTCACGCTCAATCAACCATGTAGGTAGATCATCGTTCGGATTAGCTGCTTCGGTTTCTTCTTTGTATTCGTAAGCAATGGATGCAAACTCAGCCCAAGTTCTAGTAGTCAACTGTAAAAAGTTGATACCAGTTGATTGCGGGTCTACTTCGCACAGAGGCAAAAGACCGTCTGCAATCGTTTGGACTTGTTGAAGATAATAATCTTCTTCTTTCTTTCGTTGTTCATCGTCCTTTGAGCTGAACGTCATAGTTGTATCTCTTTTAGATTTGAATACATCCATGATGCCATCGACTCTTGATTTCTGAGCAAGTGGTTTGCCCTCTCCATCAAGTGCATATTTTCTGTAGTAAAAGTCAGGCAAGTGCACTGGGTCTTGCGTTGCTCTTTGTTCACTACCAACGGGGTCACCATTGGTATCTGGAATCCACGCAGACTCTGGTGTTTTCTGGTCAGGCAGGAGTTCTCCTGTCTCACCGTTTGCCATGTCTACTACTTGTGGTCCCAAGTCACTTGGGTCAAAATGTTCTGCCATAATTTCCTCCTTCTGGCTTTAGTTCTATTCTTCTGATAAGCTCTTTTAGATACTTACCAGATTCAACATAATTAGCTCGCTCACGCATTTCGCTTGCTTCAGCTTTTTGTAATACCTCGTTGGGTACATGTACTTCATCCATACAAACCTCCTTGTTGGATTAATTAATAATAAGTGACGGTGCTGGGTAGGTGGTTAACCGTTCTCCCCCAGATTCACCGTCGTGCTCGGCTTCTCATCCGAGCGTGTGCTTTCGGTAACAACCCCCATGTGCTTTCTTTGTTTGTAGCTCACATGGTAGCTACAAAGAGTTACGCTACTGGTAACTCTTGTTGAACGCCATTGCTGGCTGTTGGTTGTGCTGAAGTTTCTTTCATCACAATCTCTCTCATGAACACAGGAACGAAGTTGCCTTGTCCATCAGTTGGAATTGCTACGTCCAACCACTGAGTGAAACTACCGTCTTTGTTGGTAGTTGCTGTCCCAATCTCTCGAGACCTTTGTTTGCCATCTTTTCCTGGCTTTAATATGTATAATGAATACATCATGTTTACCTCCTAGGTAAGTAAAGTTAGTGGTTCGATACACCCGTATCAAACTCACACATACACCAGCAACGCCACAAAGCGGAGCGACTGGCGATAGATTTTTGGTTCCACTGGTTCCACTTGGTTCCACGAGTCGTGGAACACAAATAACGCTGTAAGAATGCTGGTTATAGGTTATGGTTCCACTGGTTCCACTACTTTTAGGTCCCTTTAACATTTAACAATTAACTAAGGTCCACGGTCCGTTACAAAGCTAAGCTTTGTTTTTCACGGAACCATGGAACCGCGAGCACCTCAACAGTGGGCAAGCCTGCACGGTTGCAATATATTTCTTGGTTCCACGAAGTGGTTCCACATCGGCACATGTCCGTGGAACACGCGGAACCAATCATGCAGACACAATGCACCTGCTCGCACACGCTCGCAGGCACTGATGATAGTAGTAAATAGGTGATAGTAGGGGGTGGTTAGCCCCCTCTAGGTGATTAGTTTTTAAAGAATTTATAGAATTGATACCAACCTACGACGAAGCTGGTTATGAGTAGGAATACCCATGTAGATAATAGTCCAAGGAATATGTCTAACATCATGATGACTCCTCCTCTGGGTTTAGTAATATGATTACTTTACCAAAGATAAGAGATATAAGACCGAATATTAACCATAGTAGAAGTTCAAACAATGATTGCTGTCCGGTGTAGTTTATGATGTCTAGAGTGATGATAGTAAATAACACCAACGATACTGTGAATATCGTCAGTGTTAATGCGTTGGCTATGTAGTTATTCATTTGTCACCCCCAAAGTTGAAGGTCATTTGTTTAGGTGTATCTTGAACCAATGCCTCTGTGTATCCAGCTACGACTTGCTCTTTGGTAGAGCTAACAGCTTTCTTTACATTAGGGACTTTGATAGTCTTGATAGCCTTGTGAATATGGTAACTGTACTTACCAATAGCTTTAGATATGTTATAAGTTCTAGTTAGTTTCATAGGATTCTCCTGTTGAATATAAGTTAATGATAGTAGTTGATAGTGCCTGCTCCTGAATTAACGATTTAATATTACTGTAGTAATGTGTTACGAGTCTGACACTAACAAATACACACACCTACCTGCTCCGTCGAGTAGCGTATGCTACCGACGGTTCTTCCTAAGCGGATGGCTATCGAGTGGACTATAGGAGTCCGCGAGGTAGACACCAAGTAGTAAACAGAGCGTAGCGTAGAAAAAACCAAAACAAGGTTCCAATGACTGAAACTAGAAAGTGTCAACGGAAAACGAATCGGGGTCGGAGTAGGGTCTGTGATGATAGAGGAGAAGATGTATGAGCGATATATTTCACATTTTTTCAAAAAAATTTTTTCAACAAAAAATTTACAACTTATACCCCAATGTGTTACTTTGGACACATGAGCTTACTAACTTCTCAAGCAGTTGAGGTTACCGACGAAGACAGAATTGAACTTCAGTCTCATTTTCCCTACGCCGGAGTAAAATTATCCGAGCTTTCGGTCCAAGAAGAAAGATTAATTTTATATTTTTTACGAGGTATGAGTAAAGCGGCCGCGGGCCGTGCAGCGGGGTACAGGAACCAAGATTCCGTGTACGAGATTTTTAAAAAACCAAAGAT